GGGTGTTAATGCTAGGGGTGTTTCAGATGAGGTAGCAAAAAATTTAACTAAACTTAATACATTTAATTTTAAAGGTGGTATAGAAGGGTTAACTAAAATGGTAGCTCAGGCTAAAGTTTTAAGAATAAACATGGAAGAAGTTTTTACATTATCCGAAAGTTTATTCGAACCTGACAAAGCTATAGAAATGTCGGCGGCATTACAAAGATTAGGTGTTACACAATCTGAATTATTAGACCCACTTCGTTTGATGGATATGGCACAGAATGACCCTGGTGAGTTAATGAATCAAATGGCCAAAATGTCGGAAAAATTTGTACAAATCAATAAAGATGGTCGTTTTGAAATTATGCCTGGAGCTAAAAGACAATTGATGGCAATTTCAAAAGAAATAAATATAAGTTATGATGAATTAACAAAGATGGCTGTTGGTTCTAAGGAACTTGATATGAAATTAAGTAAAATCAAATTTCCTGCTACTTTTACCGAAGAACAAAGAAACTTCATAGCTAATTTATCAGAAATAGGTCCTGGTGGTGAAATGACTTTAACCGTTGATGGTACTCAAATGGGAATAGATAAAGCTATGGAAACTTTTGCTAAAGACAAAGATGCTTTAGACAAATTTATGAAAGACCAAGAACCTAAAACGATGGAAGAGTTGGCAAAAGAACAACTTACTGTCCAAGAAAATCAAGAAATATTGTTGGCCATGATTGCAGACACTATGGGTTATGGTTTAGCAGCATCCAAAGGTGGTGAAAGATTAAGTAGGGCTGAGATAGAAATTTATAAAAATGGTATCGAAGTATTAAAGAGAACAACTAAGGATAAAGAAGGTAAAGAAAAAACAGAAACATTTTCAGAAAAGGGAATTAGACAAGGTATTGGAACTCAGTCAGATGATTTGATTAAAAGTTTATTCAAAGGTGATTTCAAAGGAGCTGGTGAGGCTGGCAGTAATATGGCCAACGAGTTTTACAATATGTTTAAGGAAAAAATGGAAAAAGCTAGTGTTGTGTATAAAGAATCTAAAGTTGGAAGTATTTTGACTGGTGAGGATGAAAAAACTAAAACTCAAGTAGCAACTACCACAACACCGAAAACAACTGAAATGAGTTATTTGGATAAATTACAAAAACAAGTACAAGCACCAACAACTCAAAACTTAAATTATAGTGGTAATTTAAATGTAACTTTTTCAGCCCCACCTGGTGTAAATACCACTGAGGTCGAAAGAGTGTTGAATGAACTTATGAAAAAACCTGAGTTTATTCAAATGATTGCTCAAATGGCCAAAGACCCAACAGGTAAACAAACTCCATCACAACAAAATATGAATTTTGGTAGATGATAAAAAAAAAATTCATCTATTTATTTTAAAATAAGATTATGTCCGAAAGTTCATTATCGTTTGCATCAACATCAAGTTTTAGAAATAGTTTACTGAATAGGAATTTACCCCCCTATGCAGTGACTGGTGTTTATACAGCACCTGTTGGTACTAGAACATATGAAACAAGTTTAAGTGATTACAATGTTATTAATTCACCTGATGATTTAATCTCACAGAATCCATTTGTAAGACAACTTTATCCGTTGAATGAGTATGGACCTGAAGGTGGATATAATTATACAATCACATACAATAACCCACCAATAATTAATAGTTCTAATCAAGGTGAATATAGTCCAAACGACACAGTACTAGATTTAGTTAATGAATTTTTTATTGACGCAGCATATATCGAAAACAGATATGGTCCTGTGGGAGGATTCAATGATATGGTTATTATTGATAACATACAAAACAATAATAAGTTATATACACCATATTGGAATCCCCCAACTTTTGTACCCTCTTCCTATAGTCCATATCAGATTCTAATTTCTCCTGACCCCGCTGGTGATAGTGGATTATTATCACAAGATTCATATTTAGCTAAGCTTGGGGCTCAAACTTTAAAAAAACTTTTTCAGGACAGAGTTGATGCTGATACAAGAAGAAATACACAAGGCACTTTGACTCTTGATACAACAAGTGACCCTTTTGATATTTCTTTAATTATTGCGGGTAAAGAACCCTTGAGGTCTAAAAATTGGACTATTACAGTACCAACAACACCAACTAATGAATCACCATTTATACAAAGTTTGGGGGGTGCATATTTTCCTGTATCACCTATTGCTGGTGATTATTTTGACCCTGTACTTTTTAATGCTGGTTCATCCACACAAATATCATTAGCTCTTAACGTACCTAATTTAACAACTGGAGGTGGAGGTTTACCACTCACCTTAAATATTACAACGAATCCATCACAGAATTTCATTGATAACACTGGTACAGGTCAACAATCAGCTTTATTTGCTAATATTGATTATAATAGATATAGAGCACAATATACAAGAACTTCACAATTTGCACAAACTGAAAGTACAATAAATCAAAATGGTACTTTGAATGGTGGTTACTATGTGGGTAGTAGAACATCTGAACCATCGACTATTACATCACCACCTTTACAAATACCTATTGACCCATTCGGAAGACAAGTACAAACACCGGTTTATGGACCTAGTGAGTTGGGTAGTTTATATGAAGGAAATATTGGTCGATTAAATTTTGGTTTGGCTGGTAAATCATCATCTGATGGTGGAGGTATTGATGGTCAATTTGTGTGGGTTTCACCTAAATATAAAAGTGATGCTGGTTTTAAAGCAACACCTGGTGGTGGTACTGGTTCACAAGATGAGGAATTTAATTTAATAAGTTCACAATATACAAGTAACGAATCAACAAATTTACAATTCAAAGAAAGTTCTATTTTAGATGCAACTCAACGTCTTGTTAATTCGGCGGATTTAGTTAATGGTATTTCGAGATTAAAACACGTTGGAAATGCAATTAATCAAGTTAGTAAAGTTTTCAACGATGGATATAAAGAATTAACAAAAGGTTCAAGAGTTTTATCATATAGAGATAACACTACTGGTGCTGAAGCGGGTATTGAATATTGTAGGGTATTTGCAAAAGATACACCTTATTACACTTATGGTGATTTACAGAAATCAGATGGTATTACTAAATCAGGTAGAAGATTTGACTATTCTGTATTGGACAACACTTATAATTTAAACATAGCACCACTCAAAAATCCTGGTTCAACAAATCTACAACCAAATGCAAAAGGTCAAGTTGTTGCTAAAAAATATATGTTCTCAATTGAAAATCTTGCTTGGAGAACATCAAGTAAACCTGGGTTTACATATGATGATTTACCTGCATGTGAAAGAGGACCTAATGGTGGTAGAATTATGTGGTTCCCACCCTATGATTTAACATTTGAAGATAGTGCTGATGTATCCTTCGATGCAACAACTTTTATTGGTAGACCTGAACCTATATATACTTACTCAAAATCAAGTAGAAGTGGTTCAGTAAATTGGAAAATCATAGTCGACCATCCTTCTGTTATGAACACAATTGTTCAAAAACAACTTAAGGGTCAAACTAAAGAAAAAATTGATTCAATAGTTGATTCATTTTTTGCAGGTTGTGTAAAATTTGACATTTACGAATTAGCTAAAAAATTTAATACAATACCATTGTCTGAATTATATACATACCAAGAGGTTATTAATAATCCAAGATTAACCAAAGAAGAACTTGGTCAAGTTATAACAGAAATATCAAAAGAAAATGTACCACTTGGAGGACAAGATGGAGGAAATGTTACTCCACCTCAGGGTGTCAAAAAAACTACACCAGACCCAGCTAAACAAGCTTTTGTTGATGCCTATTTAGGTATAGGTTTTTATTTTGACAATGATATTCCATCATCTGGTGATATTCCATATAATAGTACTTATGATGGTTATATTTCAAAAAAAGAAACTTATAAAACGAATGCTGAATCAGCTTTTGCTTCAGGTGGAACTTATTGTAAACAAAATGTTGAATTTTGTAATAGAGCCAAAAATGTCAACGAGTTTTTCGATTCTGTTGTAAAAACAAATTATGAAAAAGTTTCAAGTGGACAAAAGAATTTTATTACTGATGCCTTTGATTTATTGAATAATAAAAAAGGAACTATTACTATAGAAATGGAGGGTGCTGCCTCAGCGACTGCGTCAGTTGATTACAATAAAAAATTGTCACAAAGAAGAATAGATTCAGTTGAAAGTTTCTTAAAATCTTTTAAAATCGGAGATGCTAATTTACAAAAATTTATTGATGATAAAAAACTAATAATTAAAGAAATTGCAAGTGGTGAACAAGCTAAAAGTGTTGTTCCCAAATCGGCAGATGGTACACCAGGTTTTGAAGTAAATTGTACTGAGGATATTAAAAGTACAACTGGTGCTATCACTTTTCAATCACAAGTATATTCTGTAAATGCAATGGCTTGTAGAAGAGTTATAATAAAATCAATTGTTGTTGATGTACCCGATATTGAAACTATTGAACAACCGAATGTTGAAGAACAAAAAGAAGTCAAAACACAACAAGTTGATGTTGTATCAAGTAGACCTGTAGATAGAGTTCAACCAACTGTAGATATTGTTAAAAAACTTAAAGATGGTATTGGTAAAAAAATATTGAGAAACTTATTTAGTGAATGTGATTATTTTGAAGTATTGAAGGAAGAAAATCCTATGGTATATACTTCAATTGTTGAAAAAATAAAGTATTTCAATCCGGCTTTCCATTCTATGACACCTGAAGGCTTAAATGCTCGTCTAACTTTCTTGAATCAATGTACAAAACCTGGTGAAACGATACCAACAATAGGTCCTGATGGTAAACCAAGATACAATGATGCTCAAAATACTGCATTTGGTGCACCACCAGTTCTAATACTTAGAATAGGAGATTTTTACAATACAAAGATAATACCTAAAAGTGTTAGTTTTACATACGAAAAAGATGGTCAATTTGATATGAATCCTGAAGGTATTGGATTACAACCAATGATAGTTTCAGTAAAAATGGGATTTGACATTATTGGTGGTATGGGTCTTAAAGGTCCTGTAGAACAATTACAGAATGCTTTATCATTCAACTATTATGCTAACACAGAAATATATGATGAAAGAGCAACACCTACTGATGAAAGTTATAAAGTTGTAGACCAAGAAATTATTACTTCTTTAACCGCAGGAGAAGAAGCTGCGACAACTCAAAATTCAACACCACCACAGACAAATCCTGGTGGTTCAACTATAGGTGAAATTATTACAAATATACCAGTACCTAATGGTCAAAATGGTGAAATCTCATACGGAAAAGTAATGGACACATTAATAGACCAAAGTGTAGGTTATTTCAATAACACACTTAATACATTAGAAAAGATTACACTAAATTATAATTATGGAATTCTACAATTGGTGAATCAAAAAAGATTATATACGACTGGTTTAATGAAAGGAGCAACTTGGGCAAACCAAGATACACCAATCTGGGGTGCACCATCTAGTGTTGGTGAAACATTGGCCACTTTATTTAAAAATGTAACTGATGATATTGATGATGATGCTAACATAATTATTGAAGAATTAAATGCTAAAAAATTTGGATTAGATTCACCAGCAATTAAAGGAGTTAAACAAAATATGAAAGAGTATTTTAAAACACTTCAATCTGAATTTGAGAATGGTATTACAACTATAACACAAGAGTTTATAAAGTTTGAACAAGATTTTGTTTACTTAATACGACAAATAAATTTAATAAGTGAAAATACTGATGGAAAACTTTTGAATGGTAATAAACCGAGAGTTTATAACTTAACAGGTACTTCAGAAGTAACAGCATCAAGTTTGGAAAGTAGTCCAAAACCAACTAACACTACTGAGGAATTATCTTATGATTATGAGAAAGTTTACGAAGCATTGATTGACTATAATGATTATTTGTCAGGATTGGAAACTGAGGCAAAATATACAATTATAACAACAGAAGAAGGTTTAGATGAAATTTTTCCATTGAATGATTCTTTATTTAAAGATAATTCTGAACTTCTTTTCTTTATGGTTATATCAAGAATATTCTCTGATAAAAATAAAAGGGATGGTTTTATTAATAGTATAATTAAAGGGGAACTTCTTAAAATTTCAGACCCACTAAATTTAAAAAATCAATTTACACAGATAGTAAATAAGTTAGCTAATAAATATGATAAGGAATTAGCGGAAGAGGAAAAAATGTTCAAAGAACTAAGAAAAGATAAATATTTAAAAAATTTCTTAAGTAGTCCTGACGAAAAACTTTATCCTAAAGGTAAAACAAGAAAATTTAATTATACAACGATACCTAACCAAAATACTAATGCAACACAAGAAACAAATATAAAAAATGTTTTTAGTACCACTAATACTAATCAAGATACTCAAACATTTGATGGAAAAGTTTCATTCAATAGTTAAATTATGGCAAGACAAACATATAACAGATACGCAGATTTTCTTTTAAACGGACAACAAACGATTGTTCCATATATTCAACTACCAAACAAAAGTAGTGATAAAAGATACATTTATAAAATTGGGATGTCCAGAATGGATAAAGTGTCACAACAATATTATGGTTCTCCAACTTTCGGTTGGTTAATCTTGATGGCTAATCCACAATATGGTGGACAAGAATGGAACATACCTGATGGTTCTATATTGACAATACCATATCCGTTAGTAACTTCTTTACAAGATTACAAATCCCAATTAAACAATCATTTCTTCTATTATGGTAGATAGACCCGAAAATATATTAGTCGATTTTGACTATAACAACATTATAGTAGTTGACCCAAACAAAATTATTGATGAGGATGGTCGTGCAAAAGACAGACACATCAGGATGGAAAATATGGTCTATTATGCTAACTTAGAGTGTAAAGTAGTCCCTAGAACTAAATTAGCTGTGGGTGTTGCAGCTAATGATGCAATTCAAACAGTATCTGTAGCATCTCTTAATTTTCTACAACCTGGTGGAGAAGATTATCTTAATACTAAATGGACTGATGAAATAACAGGGAAAGATTCTTTGAAAGGTCAAGGTATTAATCAACCAATAAAAAACCAATTTCAAAATCCGAATAAAAGTGATGACTACTATGTAAGACAAACAATTAATACTGGTGGTAAACCTGGTGCTACTGACACTGGATTATTAGGTATAAAGTCAATTAGTGTCACAATTAACACAGCATTTGAACCAGTTATATCAATAAAAATGATTGATATAAGAGGTAAAGCTCTATTTGAATCAGGTGATAGTTCACCATATGCTGTTTTCTTCAACCTACCATATCCTTTATTCTATCTAACACTAAAGGGGTATCTAGGTAAAGCAATCAGGTTACCATTGATGTTGTATAAATTTGGTGCTTCATTTAATACTGGTTCGGGTAACTTCGATGTGGACTTACAATTTTATACATACAAATATAATGTAATGACTGAAATTACAATGGCTGGTCTATTAGCTACACCTTATATGTATAAAACAAATCTTAGAATACAAGAAAGAAGTGGTGTCCCCAATCAGTCAGCAAACGTACAAGATAGAACAGTTACTAGAGGGTATCAAAAGATTCAAGAAGTTTATAGTGAATATAAATCAAAAGGTATCATACCTGATGATTTTCCTGAACTAACGTTGATGGAAATGAAAGATAGATTGGACATTTTTATTAAAAATAAAATGGACACTTTTGCAAAAGAAAACTTACAACCATTGAGTGATTGTGAAAGTTATAGAGTTAACTTAGCGGAATACTATGGTGATGTTTATTTTTATGCAGGAAATCAATCTTGGTTCAATAGAAATATGGACACACAAAATTTTATAGTTTTGACTGATAAAAAAACTAGGGTTTATACGTTCACTAAAGTTATAGATACACCTGATAAAAGAAACACTGCTGAAAGTGAATTAATTGGGAAAATTAATGATAATAATAAAAAATTAAAAACCAATCAAACTGTTGGTGAGGATGGAAAATATAAAATAGGAAAAAAACCTGAGGTTAAGAGTGCGATAAATTTTAGTATAAGTATAGATACCTTCAGAAAAGTTGTACAAATCAAAGATATTGATATCGCTGAAACCTTCCTACAACGTAAGAAAAAAGAACCCACACCAGCTGAATTGGAGACATTTCAAGCTGAGTTGGAATTACAATTAGAGTTTCAAGCGGGTTCATTTAAAACAAAAAATGGGGACATAAAACAAGAAAAAAAATACTTTTTTTTCGAAGGTGATGGTTCATTTACTTCAATAGTACAACAAATGAACACAGACCTCAAAAGAATAAAAGAGGATATTGAAAATGCTTTGACTGAGGCATTGGCCGACTTATTACAAAATAAAAACAATGGTATTGGTTTTGTACCAAACATTAGAAATGTGTTAGCTGTGTTCTTTGCTAATGGTGAGGCATTTTTGAGATTGATGGATGATGTACATACTAAAGCTTGGAATGAAAGAAATAGTGATGTTAGGAAGAAAGCAATTTTTGACCCACAAGTTGCTGGTGCTTCACAAGATAATATAAATCCAGGTGATGACACTAATACACCAATTTATCCTTGGCCACAATTTATTGTCGCAACTAATGGTGAAAATGGACAAGAAAAATATGAAATTAGATATCCTGGTGACCAATCTTTAATAAGTCGTACTCAAGGTTATTTATATGATAAATGGCCTGAAATTGAATTTGTTGAAGAATTCATTAAAGGTTTGACTGAGAGAGACCCCGAAAGAAAAGAAATCGGACCGACAACAAATGAGGTATTAGATATTAAACGTGCATCTATTAATGCTATTGAGTTTCCAATAACCAATCAAGTTTATAGTAATAAAGAGGAAGTTAAGTTCTTTTATGAGATTTACGAGAGATTAATTTATTTAGTTAATTTTTCAAAAATTACTCGAGCAAACAATACTAACTCTACTGCTGACGAAATATCAAATGTTTTAGCCGAGTTTGAAAGTGGTAATCTTTTGGATAGTTTGGGTGTAAATAGTCCATTCATAATTATGAAACTTAAAAATTTGGGTTTCAATGCTCAAACTTTTCCTTTAATCCTTAGACAAATATCTAATGGTGGTATAGGAGAAAGTTGGCAAAATTATATCAGAGGAATTTTCAATACAAAATATATACGTAATCAAATTTCTAATTCTAGTTTCGAATTTATTAAAAGTTCTGATTTTATTAGTAGAGCTACTGAACCTCAATTATCAATTGTTGACGAAGACAAACTACAAAATTTTATTGATGATTCTACCGCAGGTAATAAAGTTGATTTTACTGACACTTTTCCATTTACAAATTTAAATTGGTGTAAAAATAATTTAGCTAATGGTGTTGGTGTATCCACAGTTAATCAAGCTATGGATACGAAAGATGTTATATTTTATAATAAAAATAAAAAAGTTATAACTAATTTTAACCAAGATACGACCTTTAACCAAATCAGACCAATTACACACTTTGTTTTTCAAAATGCTAGTGAACCATCAGTAACGGAAGATAATTTAAAGACATTTTTACAAAGTAGAACAACTGATTATAAGTTACAACTTATAACTGAAGGTAATGTTGATTATTCAAATTATAATGGAAATTTAGGTTTGGCTAATCAAACATCTTCTATGTTTAATACACCATACTTTACCAACTCAATACAAGAAGCAATACAGAAGTTTAGGAATGGTGACCCCTACCCTTTTACTGTTCCCGCTTACTTGTTTTTGAATAGTTTACCATTAGCAACACCCAAAGAAAAATATAAAAGTTGGGACTTTGGTGAAGAAAAAACATTGAGTTATATTTTTGCAAGTTTAAAAAAATATTCGGGTGTTCACAAAGTACCATACGCATGGTTATTAAAATTAGGTTCTGTTTGGCATCGTTATAAAAAATATGTTGAAAGTACAAATAACTTTGATATATTGGATAACTCTTGGAAAAACTTTAATAGCTTAGTAAATTATGACCCAGTTACATCAGCAGCAACTAAAACATATAGTTTGACAATTAATAATGCAAACGTTGACATAGTATTAGAAGACATCAATACAATCGGTGTGGGGACTGGTACAACTACTTCCGTAATTATGAATGTTGGATTTTATCCAAAATTAATAAATGACTTTAACGTTTTTTACCAAGGTTATGAAATAATAAAAAGTAACCAACAAATAAATGGTATTGCGAGAGTAACTGGTGGTACAATATTAACAATTTCATCGGTTAATATTGACCAAATAGTTGTTGGTAATATTTTGGGTGGAACAAGTTTTTTAGCTGGTACTACAATTTTATCACAAATAAATGGAACACCTGGTGGTGTTGGTCAATACACTATCAATTTACCACAATCAGTTAGTGACTCAAACTTTTTTATAACTAATTCTCAATCTATTGGATACTCAGATACGTTAATACAACAAGCTCTCAGTTCAGGTTTAACGATGGAATATGTTGCTGAAGCAATTATAAATGAAACAAATTCGGCAAGAAATCTTAATACAAAAATAATACCTTGGTCAGTGAGTGTTAAAACACCTGCGGGTAAATTTTGGTATCAAATACCATCAAGTGGTAGTTTGTTTAATCAAACAAAATTGGAATGTTTTAAAAAGACATCAACAAATGGAATTTCATCAGTTGTAATTCCAGTTACTGGTAATACTGCAATTCATAATGGTGCTGTAAGGACTTTTTGGACTGCACCAAATTATGGTTATTTCGACAATAACAAACTTACCAAACCTTCATACGATTCATATTTAAAATATATAAATCCTTCGAGCGATGACCAAGAAAACTTTAGTTTTAGTCCATTAACTCCATCGAAGATTGAGGAACTTTTATCAATTTTTCCCAAAGATGTTTTAGATGGATTTGAAACTGAGTTTTTAAAGTTTTCACGTTCTGTTTATGATATTGAAAGTGATGGGTCAACTAATATTCCTGGTGGTATTAATGAAATACCATCTAAAGCTGCGTTTAAAAACTTCCAAGCTTTAATGAGGGATATGATGAAAATACCAGTTATAACTGGTAACACTGGAGAAGAAATTGTCTCAAGTGTTCAAACAAATCAATTTGAAAAAATAAATTCATATCTTTCAGATTTCCTAATTTATGACATATACTTCAAGTTTGGTAATCCATCAAACTATGATAGAAAGTTATTTTTAACTTTTTCTAACGAAGAAGTGATTGACCCCATCGTTTGGGAAAAGTATCAAATCATAACACCTAATAGTGTACCTGTAAATGGAAACCCAACTTTGTTATTTTCAGAGGTTAATTATCCTAATGTTTGGAAGGCTTTGAGAACCTATGTGGGATTTTCAACAATACAAGATATAAGTTATAAAAATAGTGGTTCATATATCACTGATTTCTTTGTTGATTTTAATGTTGCGTTTACGGAAGATAATGTTAAATCTTTTGCTCAAATTATCAAAATTTACGCAACTCAGAAACTAAATCAGTTTCAAGTAAATCAAATTGAACCACCTCAGTCACCACCAACACAACCAACTCAGATTGTAGGTATAACTTATCTCAAAAACTTATTTACAATTAACATAGAATACTATGATGGTAAATATAGAACAGTTTATAAGAACTCTGGTGGGACACCTCTATTTGAAAGTAAGTATGAAAGTATTCCACTTTCATTGAGAGCAGCAAACAATTTTAATGTAACTGCAACAACAAATGTTTATTATTCGGCAATAACTAATCAAGTTATTGAAACTGCATATAATTCATTATCTAATAATCCTAATGACCCGCAATATATTGTAAGACAAGAATTTGTTGAACCACAAACTTATACACCAACACCAAACACCACACAACAGAAAGGTAAAAATGCTTTTCAAACTGCTATGTCATCCTACTTGTCTCAAGTGGATAACTTTAGAGATAAGATTGTTAACAATTTGATACCAAAATTACAAAAATCTTTGGCCAATGTTAATATGACAGTTGAAGAACAGAAACCATCGAAGTTGACTGGTGAACCACAACCTAAAGTTGAATTATGGGAATCATTTAAAGCATTAAATGATAAATGGATTTCTGGTAACGATTATAAAACTAAAACATTATTTGAGGATGTTTTATTATTGGATAGGGCAAATAAAAACATTGGGGAAGAAGTATTAATTGATATATTTTCAATAAGTGACCAAATTACAAACATAAATGCTTCGGCTAGTTTGTATTCTTACGTTACGGGTATATTACAATTAAATCATTTTGTTGTACTTACAATACCTAACTACATCAATTTTTACAATGTACAAGATGCGGTAAAAGACCCTAAACCAAGATTGGAAGATACTACAGAGTTTGCAAATACACTTTTCGGAACATTTTTAAATGTAGATTATAGAGAATCAACAGCTAAAATGGTTTGTACTTACGCAGGTAAAGCTAGTGAACAACCTGATGTTAAAAGTGTTGACTTCAGATTTAGAAGTGATTCATTTGATTTGACTAGAGCAAGTGATAATCCCTTGGTTGAAAATCAAGTTGGTAAAAAAGATTGGGATAAATCAAATAGAGTAGTTGGATTTAATGTTGATATCGGTCCTCAAAATCAGGGTGTATTTAAAAACTTTAGTGTTGGTCAAAATTCATCTTTAGCAACATCAGAATCACTTCAGATTTTAAACCAAATGGCAAATCAAGGTGGAAACAGAGGTGGTGCAACACAAAGTGTATCCTTATATAATTTATATAAGAACAGAAGTTATACTTGTAATGTTGATATGTTGGGAAATGCTTTAATACAACCAACAATGTACTTTAATTTGAGAAATGTCCCAATGTTTAGTGGTTCATATTATATTACATCAGTATCTCACCAAATTACTGACTCTTCTTTTGAAACTAGTTTTGAAGGTGTTAGACAACCAGTACCAAATTTACCCAAGATTGATAATTACATACAAAATCTTAGAGCTAACTTGGTGAGTAAAATTACTGAATTGATTAAACAACAAAGTACTACTACATCTGGACAAGCTAATACAAATGTAAATAGTGTTACAAATAATGTAACTAAAAACATTGGAAACGCTGCTGCAATAGAAGTACCTAAAACCACAAACGAAACTTGTAAACCAATCACAAATTATAGTAATTATTCAAATGATTCGAATCCATTGATTTTAGAAATAACTTACAAATCTTTATTTGATGAAATAAGATTACAAAGTCAAAACTTGGGTTTAAATAATCAAAAAACAAAAGAAATGATTATTTTGATTTTTTATTGGTCGTTTGTATATTCATATGATGGTAAAGATAAGTTAAAAGTATTTGGTAACAATCCTGGGTTGATTTCAATAGACCAATACTGGGGTACAATTGGAAATCAAAAATATTTCTGTACTACCACAACAAATACAATACCTTACGTTGAATTCAATTCGATTACTGATTACGTTGTATTTTTAATTAACAGATGGAAAGACAGAGTACCAAGTATTTTGTCATCACAAATTATAAAGGTTATTGGTGAAACAACAACAAATACCCCAAGTATTGAAGGATTTGGAAGTTTACAAGAAGCTGGAAATTTATCAAAAGAGATTATAAAATTTTGTTATACTAATTCTTTTTCCGAGAGTCAGTCAGTTGGATTGGAAAGTTACAACAAAATAGTCAAAAGTTCAGATTATTTTACTTATAGCAGTTTATTAGGTACGTCTTTCATTATTACTTGGACACTAATTAAAGATACCAACATATAAATTTTTTTATTAAAACTTTATATTTATATAAAAACTAACAATATGAGTGTAAAATTAATTTTAGATAATTACTTAGGTAAAAATACTAGAACCTCTGAAAAAGATATGGGGGATGGTACTAAACAAGTTTGTGATTTAGACACTGGTGAATGTTACACAGTGAGAATGAAAGATGGTCTTATTGAAAGAGTTGATAATACAATGAGAACTCATAAAAAAATTCAAGTTGAAACAACAACAGGAATAAAACAACTATTAAATGGTTAATAATGAAAACTGACTTAAGAATTTTAGAAGAACTAAAGAGATATAATCAAATTAATAAATACATAAACGAACAAGAACTACCACCAGCACCAGGAGGAGAAGTTCCACCAGTACCTGGAGGGGAAATACCACCAGCACCAGGGGGAGAAGTTCCACCAGCAGGTGATGTTCCAGCTCCAGCTCCTGATACTGCAGCAGGAGCACCTGCACCACCAACAGCACCACTACCTGAACCAATTGACACAGAGTCCGACCCTGATGTTGAAAAATTAGGAGACGAAAAGAAAAAAGGTGATAAGGAAGAAATTGAAGTCACTGATTTAGTTAAAGGACAAAAATCTGTTGAAGAAAAACAAGATGAATATTTCGAAAGTTTATTCAACCATCTCAATGATTTGGAATCCAAATTAAATGCTATGGATGGTATATTAGATAGATTAAATTCTATTGAAACTAAAATTGAAAAATACAGAGTTAAAACACCTGAAGAAAAATTAGAACTTAGAACTTTAGATTCAGGTCCTTTTAACCAAAAATTAAGTAAGTTTTTTGAAGACAAGGAGGAGGAAATGGAAGCGAGTGGAAAAAATGAATATGTTTTAACCACAGACGAAGTTGAAAGTTATTCACCTAATGAAATTAAAAGAAGTTTCAGAGATTTTGGTGATACTGAGATGACTCCTGAAAATGACGTAAGTAAATTCAAAAAAATATATTAGAACTTAATTTGACAAACCCACGGCTGACACTTACTATTGTGTATAATATTTCTTAACAAAAAACTTTTTAAACATTATGGCGACAAATCCATTAGATGCTATTTTAGCTCAGTACGAACAATCACAAAAATCAGGTAGCAATACCAACAAAATGTCTCAAGATGAGAGAATGAAGAAATACTTCGCAGCTCTTCTTAAGGACAATGAAAAACAAGGACAAAAAAGATTAAGAATCCTTCCAACTACAGATGGAAGCTCACCTTTCAAAGAGGTGTGGTTTCACGAAATCCAAGTAGATGGTAAATGGCAAAAGTTCTATGACCCAGGTAAAAATGATAATGAGCGTTCTCCACTTACAGAAGTATATGAAGAACTTATGTCAACTGGTAGAGATGCCGACAAAGAACTTGCAAAACAATACAAGCCTCGTAAATTTTACATTGTTAAACTTATCGACAGAGATAATGAAAACGATGGAGTTAAGTTTTGGAGATTCAAACACAACTACAAAAACGAAGGTATCTTAGATAAACTTATTCCTATCTTTAGAGCAAAAGGTGATGTAACCGATTCTCAAAAAGGTAGAGATATTATCTTAGAGATGACCAAAGCAAAAACCCCAAAGGGTGCAACATATACAGTTATTCAAACTATTATGTATGATGACCCAGCTCCACTCCACGAAAACAAAGAAACGGCTGAAGGTTGGTTAAATGATGAACTAACTTGGGCTGATGTTTACTCTAAAAAACCAGTAGAATACTTGGAAGCTATTGCCAAAGGTGAAACACCAAGATGGGATAGTGAAAAGGGTGGTTATGTTTATAGTAACTCAGATTCAGGTGAAGTTGTATTAGGTGGTAAATCCACACCAACTTATTTGGATGATTCAGATGATTTCGAACCAAGTGGTGACCTTCCGTTCTAAAAATATTTTTTAACCCGAACCCCATTAACAAAGTGGGGTTCATTTTTAAATCCTAAATGAAAATTCAAATTAAAATGATTGATGCTCTTGCTCTAAAATATGAGAGTGAGATAGCAGAGGCTGAGGCCACCTTATTGGTTTATTTCTCTAATCCTGTTGGAATTGGTGAACATCCACAACACTTAGAAGAAATGGATAAGTATGTTGAGAAAATGGCTAATGCTAAAGACAAGTTGGAAACACTAAAAGAATTTGTAAAATATAATTTAAACAATGGCAATTAAGAAAACGGATTTCAGTAGTATTAAAAAGAAGTTCTCTACCTCAGCAAAGTACAAACAACAAAGATACTTTGACTTGGGTACTGAGTTCTTGGATGCTGTTGGATTACCAGGTCCTGCTGTAGGTCACCTAAATATGTTTTTGGGTCACTCTGATACTGGTAAAACAACTGCTTTAGTAAAAACTGCGGTAGATGCTCAAAGAAAGGGTATTCTACCTGTGTTCATAATCACAGAACAAAAATGGAGTTTTGAACACGCAAAATTGATGGGGCTACAATGTGAAGAAGTTGTAGACGAAGAAACAGGTGAAGTTGATTGGGATGGTTTTTATATCTTTAACAATAACTTCGAATACATTGAACAAATCACAGATTATATCAACGACTTACTTGATGCACAAGAAAAAGGTGACCTTGAATATAGTTTATGTTTTATGTGGGACTCAGTTGGTTCAATTCCTTGTAAAATGACCTTTGAAGGTAAAGGTGGAAAACAACATAACGCATCAGTTCTTGCTGATAAAATTGGTATGGGTATTAATCAAAGAATTTCAGGTTCTAGAAAAGCGGACTCAAAGTTTGAAAATACTTTGATTATCGTGAACCAACCATGGGTTGAGTTACCAGATAACCCCTTCGGACAACCAAAGATTAAAGCTAAAGGTGGTGAAGCAATATGGTTGAACTCTTCTTTGGTATTTTTGTTTGGTAATCAAAAAGGTGCTGGTACAACCAAGATTACGGCAACTAAAGATAAAAGAAGTGTTAAGTTTGCATCAAGAACTAAAGTATCTGTATTGAAGAACCATATTAATGGTTTGGGATATGATGATGGTAAGATAATTGTAACTCCCCACGGATTCTTATCAGGTAAAGATACAACTGAAGAAAAAGCTTCTATTGAAAAATATAAGAAAGAATACGCAGATTATTGGAAAGATTTATTAGGTTTGGAGGGAGATTTCGATTTGAAAGAAGAAAAAGAATATGAATAAACTAAAAGTAATATCACTATTTTCGGGTTATGGTACACAAGAGTTGGCACTGAAATACATCGGTGTTAACTATGAAGATGTTGCAAATTGTGACATCCTTAAAGTTGCGAACATAGCTTATGATTCATTACACGAGACAACATTGGGTAACTTGGGGGACATATCAAAGGTTAACGAAGATAGTTTCCCCCAATGTGACCTGATGACCTATTCTTTCCCTTGTCAAGATATATCAATATCAGGGGTACAAAAGGGCATTCAAAAAGGTACAAGAAGTGGTTTGTTATATGAAGTTGAAAGGATTTTGACAAAGAACCAACCGAAGTATCTTTTGATGGAGAATGTTAAAAACTTGGTGTCACATAATCACATTGAGAACTTCAAAGCTCATATTTCATTCTTAAATGAGTTGGGTTATGGTTGTTCTTGGAAGGTCTTGAATGGTGCTGACTATGGTTGTCCACAGAATAGAGAGAGGGTGTTTATGATGTCCGTATTTGGTTTGACAAATGATGAAGTTGAAACAATTATGAGTGGTGTTGAGAAACATAAGAAAGATAGAGTTCCTATGAGACCATTCATCGAAAATGAGATTACAGAGGACTTATTTATCACTTGTGACATTACACCTAACCATCCCAAAAAAGATAGTGTGTGCAAACTTGTGGCAAGGAGAAACGATGTTAACTACGACCAAGCAAGACGAGTTTATTCAATTGATGGTTGTTCCCCTTGTTTAACAACAACTGGTTCACCACAGATTATGGTTGATGGCAGAATAAGAACTATCACAGGAAGAGAAGCTTACAGATTTATGGGTGTTAGAGAAGAAGATATTGATAAACTATTATCAACAAGTTTAACAACTAATAATCATATTGCGTTGGCGGGTAACTCCATTTGTGTACCAGTAATGGAAGCTATCTTTACAGAGTTCTTGGGTAAGTATATCACTCAAACAAAAGAAACAAAATCGTTCACACAATTAAGTTTATTTTAAATGACAAGAACATTATTGGTCGATGGAAACAACCTCATGAAGATAGGTTTCCATGGTGTGAAAGATTATTATCATAATGGTAATCATATTGGGGGTATATGGCACTTCCTAAACACTATTAGAAGATTCATTGAAGAATATAACTTTGACAAATCGGTTGTGTTTTGGGATGGCGAGGGTAACTCAAGTAAAAGAAAAATCATTTACCCCCAATATAAAGAAAACAGAATCCAAGAATCTAACGAGTTTAAGGTTCAATCATTTACCTATCAAAAAGAGAGGGTAAAACAATACTTGGAGGAGATGTTCATTCGTCAAGTGAACATAGAAAATAACGAAGCTGATGACTTAATTGCTTATTATTGTCAAATAGCAACTGACGAAAAGATTACCATTTTTTCATCGGATAAAGATTTAACCCAACTTATATCACAGAATGTTTCCATTTATTCACCATCAGCCAAGCAATTGTATAGTTTTGGTGATAAAATTAAACTTAAAGAACATGAGATTCCTCACAACAATATTTTAACATATAAAATATTGGCAGGAGATAAATCTGATAATATTGATGGAATCTATTATTTGGGTGACAAAACTTTATTTAAATTATTTCCCGAACTACTTGAACAAGATGTAACAATTAACGATATTTTATCCAAGGCTGAAAATCTCCTCAAAGAAGATAAAGAGAATAACACACTCAAAAATCTTTTAACAGGTAAGACAAAGACAGGAATTTATGGGGAAGAATTTTTTCAAATCAACCAAAAGATTGTAGATTTGTCAGACCCATTGATAGATGATGAGGGGAGAGAGGTGGTTGAATTATATTATAAGGAAACACTTGACCCCGATGGAAGAGGACATCGAAATCTAATTAAAATGATGATGGAAGATGGATTCTTCAAGTTCTTACCAAAAGGAGATGATGCTTGGGTGAACTTCTTAAAACCCTTTTTAAAACTAACAAGAAAAGAAAAACACAATTTTAAAACAAAAAAGTAAAAACAATGAGAGAGCAAGACATTACCAAATTGGAGTTCTTAATGATGGTTAACGACAACATCATAGTTCAAAGATACTTCAATGTTAGAGATTACAATCCTGATGCAAGAAATTCAGTTGATTTCAAAGAGTATATGGATGATTTAATCCATAACTTGAATTATCAACTTAAGATGAAAGCTGTGAGTTATTTGTTGGAGAATCAATATGATATCACAAACAAACCTGACATCCTTAATACCTCCTATGTAGATGGCCCTGAGTACTTTAACATTTATTTAAAACAAGGGGACAAGTTACTTTGTCATAGAAGATTTGACGCTAAAATCTACCCTCCAAAGATTAGATACACAGTTGACATCAGACAAACAATCAAAGGAATTTTATCAGAATTAACTAGTTTATTTTCAGCAAGAGACCTTTCTTTTGATTATCTTGGACTTAATACAAGAGTGTAATATTTATTCATACAACAAATTTAAACTATGTCATCTAACAAAAATTTTGATTATTTAGGGAGCTCATTTCAGATACAACTACTTAATCAAATTGTGGTAGATAGTACCTTTTCAAGGTCAATAATTGATGTAATAGAACCTAATTATTTCGAAAACAAATACTTCAAACTCATCATACAGATGATTAAAGAGTATAATCAAAAGTGGGACTCAGTGCCCACTTTTGACACATTGGAACAAATCACAAAATCTGAGTTTCAACAAGAACAAATTGCCAAAGTAGTAATTGATACTCTTAAGAAAATTAAGGATGCACCTATCTCTGGTGGGGATTTCGTTCAAGAGAAAGCGTTAAAGTTCTGTAAACAACAAGAGTTACAAAAAGCTATCACTAAAGCACAAAAAGTAATTGATGGGGGTGAGTTCGAAAACTACGATACCCTTGAGGAAATGATTAGAGATGCCCTACAAGTGGGTATCAATGAAAACGGAATGTTGAGTGTATTCTCCAACCTTGATGATGTATTAAATGAAGATTTTAGACATCCAATCCCAATGGGTATTGGTGGTATTGATAGATTGTTAAAAGGTGGTTTGGCAAAGGGTGAGATAGGTGTTGTGTTAGCACCAACAGGTGTAGGAAAATCGACATTCTTGACCAAGATTGCAAACCACGCTTTTAACTTGGGTTATAATGTCCTTCAAATATTTTTTGAGGATAATCCCAAGGTTATTCAAAGAAAACATTTTACATTATGGACTAAAATCCACCCTGATGATATGTCTAACAAGAAAGAGGAAGTAATGATGAGAGTTAAGGAGATTGAACAAAAAATGGACAATCAACTTATCTTGGAAAAACTTCCTTCAGATACAATGACAATGACACAAATCAAAAATCTTGTAAGAAAAAAGATTGCTGATGGATGTAAAATTGATATGATTTTATTAGATTACATCGATTGTGTTGTTCCTGAGAAAAACTTGGGTGATGAATGGAAATCGGAGGGTTCAGTTATGAGAGCATTTGAAGCAATGTGTCACGAATTGAACTTGGTTGGATGGACTGCAACACAAGGTAATAGAAGTTCAATATCTGCTGAAGTTGTAACAACTGACCAAATGGGAGGTTCAATTAAGAAAGCTCAAGTAGGTCACGTAATTATATCTGTAGCAAAAACATTACAACAAAAAGAAATGAAGTTGGCAACAATTGCGATTACAAAATCAAGGATTGGTGATGATGGAATTATCTTCGAGAACTGTAAGTTTGATAATGGAATGTTGGATATCGATACAGAATCTTCAGTTACGTTCTTGGGACACGAAGAACAAAAAGAAGAAAACAATAGACAAAGAATTAAAGATTTATTAGAAAAGAGAAAACAAAGAGAAAACACTTAATTATGACAGAAAAAATTTTAACAGAAAATCCAAATCGTTTTGTAATTTTCCCCATTCAATACCACGATATTTGGGAATACTATAAACAACATCAGGCAGCATTTTGGACAGCAGAAGAGGTTGACTTGACTGGTGATATCAGAGAGTGGCAGAACTTATCGGAGAATGAACAATACTTCGTTAAAAATATATTATCATTCTTTGCCGCATCAGATGGTATTGTTAATGAGAATTTGGCTGAAAACTTTTATAGAGAAGTTCAATATCCTGAAGCTAAGTTTTTCTATGGATTTCAATTGATGATGGAAAATATCCATTCTTTAATGTATTCTTTGTTAATCGATACTTATATATCTAATCCAAAAGAGAAAGACGAATGTTTTAATGCAATTGACAGATTACCTGCGGTTCAAAAGAAAGCTAAATGGGCATTCGAATGGATTGAAAAAGCATCATTCCAAGAAAGATTAGTTGCTTTTGCTGCGGTTGAAGGTATATTCTTTTCAGGTTCATTCTGTTCTATTTTCTGGTTGAAATCAAGAGGAATTATGCAAGGACTTTGTAATGCGAACTCCTTGATTTTTAAAGATGAAAACCTACATTGTGATTTCGCAATTCACTTGTTGAACAACCACGTTGAGAACAAACCAAGTGAAAAAAGAATCAAAGAAATATTACTTTCTGCTTTGGAGATTGAGAAAGAGTTTATCACAGAATCACTACCTGTATCTTTAATTGGAATGAACTCCAACCTTATGAAACAATATTTGGAGTTTGTTGTTGATGGTTTGTTGGTTAAGTTTGGATGTAGCAAACAATTTAATGTAGAACAACCATTCAAGTTTATGGAACAAATTGCAATTGAAACTAAAGGTAATTTCTTTGAGTCAAGAACTATGGAGTATCAAAAAGCAAAACTTAACGAAACTATTTCATTCACAGACGATTTTTAAAAATTAATTATGTCATTAAGAATTCAAAAAAGAGATGGGGAGGTTGTGGCCTTTAATCCCACCAAAATACAAAACAGAATTAAAAAAGCTAGTAAGAACTTAAATGTAAACTCAGACCAGATTTTCATTAAGGTTATTACTTCAGTACCAACAGAAGGTGTAATTTCAACAAAACAATTGGATAAATTGATTTATGAGATTGCCGCATCATATACAGGTAGCCACCACGATTATTCGAGGTTGGCTTCTTCTGTTGCAATATCCTCATATCATAAAGAAACAAATGAAAGTTTTTGTGAGACAATGAAATCATTGGCTAATGTTGGAATCGTTAATCAAGAATTAATTAATATGATTGATTCATATGGTGATTCTAACATTGATGAGGTAATTAATCACGAGAACGATTATAACTTTGATTACTTTGCTTGGCGTTCATTATTTGAAATGTATTTGTTAAAAACACCTGAAGGTGTTACTGTGGAAAGACCCCAACATATGTATATGAGGGTAGCTCTATGGGTAACAAAGTCATTTGATGAAGCGGTTGAATATTATAAGTCATTATCAAATCAACTTATTTCTCCTGCAACACCAATTATGATTAATGCGGGTACAAAGATTCCACAATTGGCTTCTTGTGTACTTCATTATAATGATGCGGATTCAAGAGAAGGTTTATTGGCAACAATGAATGATATCTCTACGTATTCTGCTGATGCAGCAGGTATTGGACTTTGTATGTCAAACATTAGAAGTAAGGAGAGTAGATTAAGTACATCAGGTGGATTTGCTGGTGGATTATTGAAATATCTTAAGATTGTAAATGAATCATTAAGATTCTTTAATCAACAAGGAAGAAGACCTGGTTCTGCCGCGATTTACCTTGAACCTTGGCATAAAGATATCTTTGACCTATTGGATATCAAAAAGAATACTGGGGCTGAAGAACTAAGAGCAAGAGATTTATTCACCTCTTTATGGTTACCTGATAATTTTATGAGAGCTGTGAAAGAAGATGGGGAATGGTATTTATTCTGTCCAAATGATATTAAGAAAGCTGGTTTAAAACCATTACAAGAATGTTTTGGTGATGAATACGAAAGTGTTTATAACCAAGCTATAAGTTTAGGATTAGGAAAAAAAGTTAATGCACAAGATGTTTGGACTAAGGTAATTGAATCTCAAATTGAGACTGGTGTACCTTACCTTTGTTCTAAAGATAATGCTAACAACAAAACTAATCATCAGAACATTGGGGTTATCAAACAATCAAATCTTTGTAACGAGATTTACCAATTTACTGACGAGAAAACTACAGCTATCTGTACTCTATCTTCAATGGTGTTGAAAAACTTTGTAAAAGATGGTGAGTTTAATTTTAGACTTCTTTATGAAGAAACAAGAAAGGTTGTTAGAGCCCTTAATAAAGTTGTTGATATTAATAACTATTCAACTTCAAAAGGTGAAAAGGGTGGTAAAGAACAAAGAGCAATTGCAATTGGAACTCAAGGTTTAGCGGATGTATTCTATCTTATGGATTATGAGTTTACTTCAGACGAAGCAAAACAACTAAACAAAGATATCTTTGAGACAATTTATTTTGCCGCAATCACCGAAAGTAATAGGTTGGTAATTGATGGTGATTATAAACCATATGATTTCTTCGATGGTTCACCAATGTCACAAGGACAATTCCAATTTGATATGTGGGGACTAACAGAATCTGATTTATCAGGTAGATGGCCTTGGGAAGTATTAAAGTCAAATGTTAAACAATATGGTATTTGTAACTCATTGTTTACTGCACAAATGCCTGTAGCAAGTTCAGCTAAGATTACTGGTTCATACGAAATGACAGAACCTGCTCACTCAGCTATCTTTAACAGACGTGTAGTTGGTGGTGAAATTATGATTGTTAACAAGTATCTAATCAGTGACTTTGAGAAACTTGGAATATGGGGAGAAGACCTTAAAAATGAAATCATTTATAATGAGGGGTCAATCCAAAATATTAATTTCAACAACTACTTAGACACAGAAGATAAGAAGTACAATCAAAAGGTTAAAAGAATTGAACACTTGATTAAGAAGTACAAAACGATTTGGGAAATATCTCAAAGAGAGTTGATTGATATGGCAGCAGATAGAGGACCTTTCATTGACCAATCACAATCAATGAATATCTATATGGGTAATCCTACTTTATCGAAGATTACTTCATCTCACTTCCACGCTTGGCAAAAAGGTTTAAAAACACTTTGTTATTATGTGAGAACAAAAGCAATCTCAACAGGAGCAAAACACTTGGCTATGGATATATCTAAGATGGATAAACCGAAAGTAACACCAACATTACCCCACGTTGAACCAGTTACAAACAAACCAACGGATTCACCTTTTGAATGTTTTGGATGTTCATCTTAAAAATAAGAATCACGACCTTAAGTCGTGATTTTTTGTTTTATGGTATTTATAGAAAAAATATAGGGTATATATTTATTGTTATGGCAAATGGTTTTACATATGGTATAAATTTCCCATTCAAGGATTCTTATGAAGGAAATTACTTAAGTTTATCTCAAACAACTGAACAAGAAATCAGAAGTAATTTAATTCATTTATTGTTAACTAGAAAAGGTACAAGATATTATTTACCTGACTTTGGAACAAGATTATATGAGTATCTATTCGAACCTTTGGATGGTCCTACTTTTTCTGATTTAGAATCAGAAATTAGAGATTCTGTTGCGGAATTCATACCTGGTATAACAATAACAAATGTGACTATAACACCTGCCTCGGAGGGTGAAGAAGATAAAGGATACTACATAAATGAAGATAACCAAAGAGAGTTTAGAGTACCAGGTATTGGACAAATGGAACACACAGCAAAAATAAAAATTGACTACATATCAACTGATACTGCTTTTGAAAGTAGTGACTTTGTAATTATTAATATATAATTCTATGGCTAACAAAAAAATATCATATACAACCAGAGATTTCCAATCCATAAGAACGGAACTTATTAATTTTACAAGAACATATTACCCAGACCTAATTGATAATTTCAATGATGCCTCAATATTTTCGGCTCTATTGGATTTAAATGCTGCGGTTTCAGATAACTTACAATACAATATAGATAGAAGTGTACAAGAAACCGTACTACAATATGCACAACAAAGGTCTTCCATTTTTAATATAGCAAGAACTTATGGACTGAAAGTACCTGGTCAAAGACCTTCTGTGGCATTGGTTGATTTCTCAATAACAGTGCCTGTTTATGGTGATACTGAGGACTTAAGATATTGTGGTATTTTAAGGAGAGGGTCTCAGGTTAATGGGGCTGGTCAAGTTTTTGAAACTGTGAGTGATATTGATTTTGCTTCGCCAATAAGTTCGGATGGTGTTCCAAATAGATTAAAAATACCAAATTTTGATTCTAATAATAGATTATTAAACTACACCATAGTAAAACGAGAAACTGTAGTAAATGGTACTACAAAGGTATTCAAGAGAGTTATTACCGCAAATGACATAAAACCTTTTTTTGAGTTGTTTTTACCCGAAAGAAACGTTTTAGGTGTAACGAGTGTTTTACTTAAAGATGGTACTCAATATGCAAATGTCCCTACAGCTGAAGAATTTTTAGGTTTAGAAAATAGATGGTATGAAGTTAAAGCATTGGTTGAAGATAGGGTATTCATCGAAGACCCAACCAAAGTATCTGACAATCCTGGTATTAAGGTAGGAAAATATGTTCAAACAAATACAAAATTTATATCAGAATTTACACCTGAGGGTTTCTGTAAATTAACTTTTGGTGGTGGTAGTCAATCAGCAGACGAACAATTAAGAGAATTTGCTAGAAATGGTTTTGAATTAAACTTATACAAATATTCAAACAACTTTGCTTTAGGTAGTACATTGAAAGCTAATAGTACACTATTCATTCAATATAGAATAGGTGGAGGTACTGGAAGTAATTTAGGCGTAAACGTAATTACTCAGATAGGTACAATAAACTTTAATGTCAACGGACCTTCAACTTCGGTAAATACAAGTGTAATTAATTCTTTGTCTTGTACAAATGTCACTGCAGCAATTGGAGGAGCACCAGCACCAACTACCGAAGAAGTAAGAAATTTAGTGACATTCAACTTTTCAGCACAAAACAGAGCTGTTACAATTAATGATTATGAATCATTAATAAGAACAATGCCTTCACAATTTGGAGCACCAGCCAAGGTTACAATCACAGAGGAGAACAATAAAATTAAAATTAAAATGTTGTCTTATGATGAAACTGGTAGATTGACTGAGGTGGTTTCAAACACACTCAAAAATAACGTAGCTAATTACTTATCGAATTATAGAATGATTAATGACTACATTTCTATCGAAACTGCGAATGTAATCGACTTAGCATTTACGATAGATGTTGTTTTAGATAATAGTCAGAATCAAGGTGCCGTAATAACTCAAATCGTTGATAATGTAACTAATTTTATGTCACCTTCAGTTAGAAACTTAGGTGAAAATGTTAATATATCAGAATTAAGAAGAATATTACAATCACAGAATGGTGTAATAACTCTATCAAACATATCGGTGTTTAATAAAGTAGGTGGTGAATATTCATCATCTCAAACATCACAAAGGTATTCAGATAGTGAAACTAAACAGATTGAATTAATAGATGACACAATTTTTGCAGAACCTAGTCAAACTTATCAAGTAAGATATCCTGGTAAAGATATTAGTGTGCGTGTTAAGAATTTGAGTACGGTCAATTTTTCGTAAAGATTTATTTTGAATTGTATTGAATTATCTTTTTGAAATGAACGTATAAACTATTTATTTCAAAAGATAATTAATGTCTCAATCATATAGAATAAGAACCGAAGTCGGTAAGGATAAGTACGTAAATGTACTATTAGAACAAGATTTCGAACAATTAGAAATCCTTTCATTAAAGATTCTTCAAAGTCAAATTTACACTAGATTATGTTCAGATTATGGTGTTGTTGCTGGAAGAATTACCGCTAATTCAGGGTTCGGTTTACCAAATTGTAAAGTGTCTATTTTCATCCCTCTATCCAATGAGGATGAAAACAATCCTATTATATCTGATTTATATCCCTATAAACTTTTAAGTGATACTAATGAAGATGGTTATAGATATAATCTATTACCTTATGTTAAATCACATAGTGGACATAACCCGACTGGTTCTTTTCCTGACAGAATAGATGTACTTACAGACCCAAATTTAATAGAAGTTTACGACAAATATTATAAATTTACGGTAAAAACAAATGATAGTGGGGACTTTTTAATATTTGGTGTTCCATTAGGTACTCAAACAATTCACGTTGATATTGACTTATCTGATATTGGTGAGTTTTCATTATCACCCCAAGATTTAATTAGATTGGGTGTTGCGACCGAATCTCAAGTTGCTGGTACAGAATTCAGAACATCGACCGACCTAAATACATTACCACAAATAATAACACTTAATAGAACAATTAATGTTGAGCCATTGTGGGGTCAACCTGAAGTTTGTACTATTGGAATTACAAGAACTGATTTCGATATTACAGAGGAATCAGGTATAGAAATTACGCCAACAGCAATTTTTATGGGTAGTATTTTCTCAAATGGTAACGACCAATTTCAAACTCAGAGATGCAGACCAAAATTAAGAAGTGGTGATTTGTGTAACTTAGTTGCAGGCCCTGGTGAAATATTAGCAATTAGACAAACAATATTTAATGATGATACAGGAAGACCTGTTTTAGAAACTTTCCCTTTGGAATCAGGAGGTCAAGTTATTGACGATAATGGTGCTTGGTTGGTTGACGTACCTATGAATTTAGATTATGTCACAACTAATGAGTTTGGTGAAAGAGTAATTTCTAATGACCCAAAAGTTGGTATTCCGACAAGAGGAAAATATCGATTTAAAATTAAATGGAATCAATCACCTACTTTGTCTGAGGACATAAAAAGAGGTTATTTCTTAGTTCCAAATGTTAGAGAATATGGTTGGGAAGTAAATGTGGACAAAGACCCCTTAGTTATACAAGATTGGATAACTAACCCATTATCAATACCACCAACTATTGACCCAAACTTTTATCCAAACAATGAATTAGCAAAAAAATCGTATTCCTTTAGTTTAGATTGGAATGATTATGTTGACCCTCAAACTGCAATTAATTGCGAAGATACATTTTATTTAATGTCTTTTAACAAAGTTTACACTGTATCACAACTAATTGACCAATATAGAAGGGGATTTTTACCGAATGAATTCGTTGGAATAAAAAATAATTTAGATGATGCGTGTGAAAGTGATAACGTAAAGTTTCCAAACAATGATGCAAATTATAGATTTGATTTATTGTATTTGTTAGCACTTGTGGCTATGTTTATTTTTAAACCAATTTTATTTGGTTTAGTTCCTATAATTCATATTGTTGCTGCTTTGGTTGCAATTTTAGGGTTCGTATTTGGAATTATTGTTGGGGTTATTTTATATATCGTTTTACCAATATGTTATGTTATTGCGGGAATTGTCGCTTTTTTGAATTGGTTAGGTGCTGGTTTGGAACCTATTGATTGTATTGACCCTGAAGAGATTAATCAAATTATGGACGATATGTTCAATTTGTATAAAAAAATATTGAATATAAATTTACCATTGTTAGTTTATCCCAATTGTGAATTGTGTTCTTGTGAACCAGGAGGTGAGTTAAGTACCCCACCATCAAGTGTTCAATCCTCAGGTAATTATGTCGCAGCAGCCACAGAAACGGGTGGAAATGGTATTTTATCAACATATATGTTACCTACCCAATATGATGTCAAAGATGTTGATGTTCAGTTTAGAAGTGGTATACAAGCTTTATTGGCTGGTGCTGCATATACTCGTGATGAACCATCAGGTAAGGCAAGAGTCCCCCAATTTTCAAGTTTTGGAACAGATACTACTTGTCCTTCTGTTAGTACACCTGAAGACCCAACAAAAATAGTTTTATTTACTAACAACCTCACTTTAGCGGAAAGAATTAATTTATTTAACGTAAAAGCTAAATATTTCGATGAGAATCAAATAACAAATCCTGGTGGAGGTGTAAACAGAATTAAAGTAACTTTCAACACACCAAATAATAATCCACTTACAAAATTCCATTTGGATAATATGTTAGTAATTTCTTGTAAAGAAAATACTTTATCAAATTTTCCAGTTGGTCAAATTATTACGTTCCAAGACCCGAACTTAAGTTCGGATATAAATATTAATGGTTTTACACAATTAAATCAATATGGAACTGGTGCTGTAACTGGTTCAACATATCGTCAACAACCTATAGAAAATGTACAATTATCATATGCAAATCCAAATGGTAATGGTTCTATCTCAGTGTTAGGGGGTTATGACTTATTTTTCTCAGGAGACCCACAATTCCATAAGTTTCCTATGGATATTGAGTATTTCCAAGTAATTACAGCTATGACCTATTCAAATTATACTGGTCAATGTCAGTCAGCAAGTTTAAGTAATAATAAAACATTACCACATCGTACTTTAGGTAATGATACATTGTTAAGAGAGGTAAATGGTGTTTACTCTTATAGTTATTATCCACCATCACCACCACATCAACAGTTCCCGCCAGCAAGATTATACAATCCTATGAAATTGTATAAAAAAAATACTGAACAAGTTATTGTTTTTCTTGTAAGAGGTGTTGACCCATATTCAACCAGACAACCTTGTGAATATGATTTGAGTAGATTGTTCGGATATGACTTGGATGTTAACGGACTACCACAAGGTAACGTTATAGTTAGAGGTAATTATAAACTTAATATACCAATACAAGCATCAAATAATAATAATAATCTAAATGGTCTAAGGGCTGTGAGACATAGTTTTGGGATAACAAGCACAACCCAAAATATTTTATCTACGTCAGATATAATAACGGGAATACCACTATACTATAATTCTTTTAATTTTGAATTGTCCACAAGTGGTTTGGCTAAATTTAGTAGTTTTACTTCTGATATGCCAAGTTATTATTCTAGTTTGGACTCATCTGTTCCTGCAAGTTTTAGACCAAACGATGTACCATCAACAAGTCAAATTAGTTTAAGTAGATTTGCTGAAACACCTTCAGTGTTTTACAACAACTCAGAAGTTTTGAGGGTGAAAAGTCATGCGGCAACCATTAATCAATTCGCAAACCCAACCTTACCATTTCAAGGGGGTAATTCACCATATTATTGGGGGTTTTCTGTTGAAATTGATTCATTTTTAGGTACATTTCCTGCTGGTTCAAACACATCAGGCTGTAATCGTGATTATTTTGGGGCATTACCTAATGATTATCTTTATGATACGAGAGGATACTATGTTAATGAAATTATAGATGGTGGTTCTTTGATGGGACAAGAAAAATCTCGTATTACAAGTGCAGTATTTGATTTTTATGCTGATGGTTGGTACTTTGCCCCAAGATACAACAATACGTATAATTTCCAAGCGGCAACAACACCTACGAATGCAAGAAAAATAATAATGCGTTCAGATAGATTACCAACTTCATCAACCGTTACTGATGTACAAGGAAATAGCTTACCATTACAAAGTAATCTAATCTTTAGTTTGTTCAGATTAAGTGATAGTGGTTTAGCTCAAGGAACTACTGGTACAGCATCATTCATTGGTGGAGGAGCTGACCCATCAAATTTAGATTTAGTTACCTCTGAGTCAGTTCCCAATCCTGTTTTTGAATCATTTACTTGTGAGAATGCAGTACCATTATTTTGTTATACTGTAGGTACGAACAACGAAATTTCAATAAAACCTGATGATAACATTTGTTACACAAATGGTGTGACTGGAAAAAAAATAATGAAAAACGGATGTTATCAACTTATTTCAGAAATCTTGTTATCACTACCTGCTGACCTTTTAATTGTTAATGAATGGACATCAAGGTTATTAGTTAATTTCGGTGCTTGTAGAAATGTGTGGTCTCATTTATTCGTTAATAATTGGATTAATGGTTCTTTGTATGCGTTTGCATTTAAAAATGACAGAATTTTTGATGCTAATAATGTACCACGTAGTCAATATTGTCGTAGGACATTATATCTACACCCAACAAACAATTTTTATTATAGAAGTAGTCCATACGTAACTGGAACAACGACTGGATTTATTGGTGCACCACCAAGTACTTTCAACATATTACCTTTCGTACCTGGTATCCCTTTCGGTGGGAATGATAGGAACTTGAAGTTCCCAACAACTATGTTAGATTTAGGTCCTAGGTCTCAATTTTTACAAGAACTTGTTTTTTCTGATGAATTTGATGGTTATGTTGTTAACAGAATGGATGATTCATCTTATTCTGATGTAAGTGAGATATTAAATCTACTTATAATAAGTAGATTAACAAATCTAAGTTTTATTGGTATATTATTGAGTGCTGCAGGTGGAACTATATTTGAATTCTTCTTAAATAATAGAGATTTATTTAAAAACCTTGTTGATGCTGATTATGCCCAAATGATATCTATAAGTTCCGAATTAGGAATTTCAGCTTTCGAACCTGCAAATTATCCTACTGACCCAAATGGACAAGACCCTATTTATATCAATAGCCCGTTTGCTAGTGATGTTGTAATGGGAATATTTTGGTCAAGTGATACACAAGTTAGAGATTATATATCACCAAAAAGAAATATAATCAACACCAATGCTAATTTAGGTTCAATTTGTGGGTTTTCAAATATACCTGTGTTCTCGCAAGAAGTTCCATTCTATCAATGGCAAATACAACCAAACGCAGATGGTGGTGCTGCTGAGAGTATTTTTGGGTCTCAAGGAAACAATTGGTTTACTAACCCCATTAATAGTAATGGTACTTTTTTTAGTTCAAACTATCAATCAATGGACAGATTACAACAAACTTCTAGATATTTTAGATATGATAGTAATACTAAAGGTACTGGTTATATTTTTGCTACAGACCAAAATGGTGATGAAGATGGTAATAGACAATTATGGTCACACAATAATCCTGACGACAACAACATCACTGTTGGTGCACCATTCCACTTCTATTTTGGTCTGAAAAAAGGAAAAACTTCTTTTGATAGATTTAGAAGAAAATGGATAAAATTTGATACAATAACTGATTAATGGGAAATATTAACTATACAAGAGTTGTTTTGGGGTCTTTGAGGTATAAGTCAGCGCCAAATACTGATTTATCCTTTCAGATTCCATTTAAGAGTACTCAACGTGAGTTGATAGAGTACGATAGGAGTGCTGATATAAATTTACAACAAGTATTCCAAGATGAAAGGGAAGCTTCAAATTTGTTCAGACCATCTTGTAAATTTAATGTAGTATTCAAAAATGCTTACACAGGTACAACCAATTACAGACCTTTCGAACGAAACTTGTATTACACCAATGCTGAAGAAGTTATAAGTTCTAGATGTGTATATAATAATAATAGTTCACCTTTACCTTGGGGTGGTTTTCCACTATATAATGAATTTGATTTTATACGAAACGATTACAATGTTTCAGGTTACACAACATCACCAAATAATCATATAAATTTTGTAGCAAGTAGTGCAAGTACGTATAATTGGAATTTCTTTTTATCGTATGGGTATGATAATGATTATACCAAGGAACACACTGCAACCTTTTTGATACCTGATGATATAAATCCTTACTATGAGACAGTTAATTGGGTAGTAGGTGATGGTATCCCCTTCGTATTGACAAAAGGAACTTTCAATGGTAGAAATGTTTTAAGATTTAGATGTCCAATAAAACATGGTATGGATGTGGGTGAATATGTTCAACTAAGTTCAAATTTTACTTACGATAATAGTAGATTATTTCAAGTTTATAGTTTGGGGGATTATAGTTATGGTTCTGAAGAGTATATTTTTAATTTGGTTGATTATGGATACACCGGAACAACATTCAGTGTTGGACTAAAAGGAACTGCTAAAAGAGTTTTAAATCCAAATAACGTCACTGATACAATCTCAGAGTATTATGTTAGAAAACACAAAATAGTTACAAATGTTAATGATGCTTTATTAGTTAAAACTGGTTTTGAAGAAAATAGTTACAACAATGTAAAGAAGTATGAAAGTAGTGGTTTTACCCCTGATGGCCAGGCAAGAGTTTCTGTTAAGGAGGGAGGTCAAGCATATTCATTAACCTTCAATAAAAAAATAGATATTGGTTCTTTATTAGACAATCAACGAAGACCATTAACAGAATTATTTTTTACGGTGATTTGGAAGGGATATTTTGGATGGACTTTGGGCATGCCTAAAATTTCACCCCAAACTGGTTTCTACGGATTAAAACAAGGATGGGAATTCAATTTACCCTTAGATACAACAACTAATCAACCTAGTCCTTGGTGGCAAAATTCAGAATCTAGGTCTGAAACAAATTTTCCGATTGGAACATATACAACAACTCAAACTTCACAACCTCAGTATGGATTTACATATGTTGAAACTCTAAATGAGGGGGATGAGATGGATGGTGAGATATGTGAGTGGAATAATTTTGCCCAAACTGAAAGAATGATTGTAGACATATATCATAAAATACGATTTAATCCTTTTGTTTTTGCAACTAACTCAAACACGATAGATAACCTCAATTCTAGAGGTTATTATTATAAACCATTTTATAGTTTACCAATACGTGTTTTTTCTGATTATATTGAGGATGGTAATTTTAACACAATAGTTGGTGTACCCGATTACGCATATTTCTCAACATCACAAAATACCTTTAGATGGAGGGATTTATATCCATATGGCTTTGTTGACTCAACTGGATTGGGTTATGATTATCCATTTTTAAATGGTGTTCATTATCCTTATGACAATTATACTTTTAGAATAATACCTGAAGGAACTAATTATACAGAACAAACTATAATAACTCAACCAACAATAGATAATTGTGAATAACAACAGATATTATATAACATTACCAGTAACCTCACAAGAGATAAACATACCAATAGAAATTACAGAAGATTTCTTAGGAAGGTCTGATAGTATTGAACTTTATGAAGATGAGGTTTTGGGTCAAGTTATTGGTATTCCATTTGATTTTGAAGTTGGTAGATATTCACATAATGAATATTCACCAACAAACACACAAACATCAGTTAACTACGAATTCTACTTTTATAGTGGAAATCCTAACACTTTGAGTGCAACAACATGCCCTTTATCAAGTTCACCTGATTTAACACTTTGGGGGAATAATTATTTGGCTGAAGGTTTCAATTCAAAAGAATTGTATTACTTTGCTAACTCTTTTGCAAATTCGTTTTTCAAACTTGATTTTTACGATAGACCTGACGAAAAAAACCAAACTAATTATTTTACCGTAATAATACCAACTCAACAAGGTTTTACGACAACAGCGTCAATTTCACCTTACATAGCACCAGTACAAGTTAAAATACCAAAGTATAAATTGGATTTTGTTGGTGACAAAGAGGGTTTCTTTTTTTATTGGTTAAATGTACCACAATTTTTGACATTAGATACTTTTTATATGTCAATGAAATTTTTTGATGCAAAGTTGGGTGTTTTTGTAAGAATGATGAATGAACCTCAATGTCGATTACCAAACAAATACCAATTTGATTCAAGTATATATTTTTATAATAAAGTGAAACTGAATTACGATACAAAAAAATATGAAATTTTTGATGGTAAAAATCATAATAATAGAATAGGTACAACGACAAATCCTATGAAGTGGTACGAATATGTTAATCCACCAAATTTATAATGGAAAGTACAATTTATAACATAAGAATTTCACCTGAAAATATATCCAACGATTTATTTATTGTTCCGTATTTCGGAGGATTTTCCCCACAAATTAGTGGAGACCCTTGTTGTGTTACGACTTTTTCAACAACACAAAAATATGAAGGATTTACGTATGTTTACTCCTCTATGACAAATGTTTTATCAGGCGGTACTAATGGGACTTCTTTATTAACAGGACTAACATTACCTATTTTATTTACACAATCAGCTGTAGATTTCGGATATTATTCAGTATTTGATGGAATGATATTACAACAAGATGTAATGACTAATTTTGTCTTTACAGGCTCAACCATATTCCCAAACAATTTTACAGTAATTCTTTACAATACATCAGAAATAGAACTAAAAAAATACTTGAGTTTTTCGAACTATCAAATTAGTTGGGGCGATGGTTCAACAACAACTATTGGACCTTATACTTCAACACCTTATACTCACACATATAGTTCTGCTGGAGAATATACAATAACTATGTCGGGCATGAGTCCTTGGGGTTATAACACAATTCAAAAAACACTAACAATACCATTCTCTTCAACTACGATTAACAATCCAAATGGTACTGCGTATTTTACCCCACTTGGTGGAAGTTGGTCAGGAAGTGCTTTGAATTACAATTTTATTTATAGTGGTGATTCAGATTGTGAAACAACAATAGAAGGATTCAATACATTTTTGGGTAACTCAGATTTAATCATATCAGGTTATAGTAAATCAGGACTTAATGATTTGGAAGTTTATGGTTCAATTAATAACCCTAATTTTTATTTAGGAAAATATAAAATCGGATGGCAAGTTACAGGTAGTTCCAATGTTGTTGGTACTTTTTGGGGACCGAATCCAAATGGTTATACAGCATATACTATTAATGGTGTTGATTACTATGACTATCCTGATGGTACGACTTTATTCATCGTTAGTGGTGTGTCTGAGGTTGATTATGTTTGTTCTGCTATAACTAAAAATGAAGCACTACTCAATGTTATTGATGAACCTGCAATACAAACAAATGTTTTTGTTGAAAGGGGTAAGAATTCGGGTATTGAAACGATGATAAGATTGGGGGAGGTTGATAATCTTGGGGATTTAGATAATTATGGCTACGGATTTTTTAAAGTTACAAAGTTGTAACTTTAATATTTATTAATAGGTTAGTCAATATAAACTTAGAATAAAAGAATAATAAATGGCACTCGCAAGTTATGGTACTATAAGACCATCAGATGTTTCACCAGAAGACGTTGAGATAATTTTACATTATACCCCATCAAGGGATGATACAGCTAATTTTGTATTGACTAAATTAGATTCAGTTTCATTATTGAGACCATACTTTAACAATAGTAGTACTGGTGGAAATGCTAACATAGAAATATTAGGTGGTTTATATAATTTAAAATTACCTGCTGACCAATTTAATGTTATTGGAATTTACACAATTTATTTAAGACCAAC